TTCTTGGCATTCTTGGCTTTTTTCTTGGTCTTTGATTTCGCTTTAGATTGGTTGAACAACGACTTGAATTGTTCATCGTCATTATCACAATGATCATAATCGAAATCATGAACCGAACACGTTTTATTATTTGTTTTTTCAGACCAGAGTGTCCGAATCTTGTCTACGGCATCATACCAGAACCGTTCAATTCTAAGCCACATAACACCCCTCCTAGTTAGGTCCTTCGGAAGTGAAGGGCCATTTCTTCCCAATCGTATACTTCGGCACCAATTGCCACTCACCCTTCTCACGAAACGGAATGATCTTGATGGCCTGCAGGGGCGAGAGTGCGCCTGCAATCTGAAGAGGATTCGTCAGTTTCACGAGATTCCAGTCCTGGAGCAGCTTGGCAATCGCATTTCGCCGGCCCAGGTCTGACTCGGTCAAGCTAGACGGTTTCCCATCCAGGGCAAACATCTCCTTAAAATGCACAATGAAATATCGTTCCCGCTTATGGAGAATGTGGCATGACTGAAAGAGGATCTTGGCTTTCCGAGACGGCACGCCTATGCGAGTCAAGGTTTCCTTGACTTTTAAGAAATCGTCTGGGGTGGCCAGTGTAATTTCGAGGAATCCAGAGAGGTCAACCATGATCGGAACCTCACGCACAATAAAGAGACACTAGTGTCGTCACACCATAATGTACCCTTTATTTATACGTTTAGGGGGTTCCGAGGACTGGTTCAGCCCACTGAATCAACTCCTTCTTGGCCTGTTCCGATAAGAGGGTCGTATATTGCACGGCCACTTTCATCGAACACTCATATTTTAAGGCAATCGCTGCCAACACGTCTTCCTTGGGTGCGCGTTTCATCCACTTTTCATAGGGTCGATTTCGACTCCTGACGGTTCTCATTAGATAGTCATGTTGCAATCGCTTGTCCAGGCCGGGTCGTTGATTCATTTCCTGAGCCCAGGGAAGACAGTCCAGATGTAATGAGAGTGCTCGATTGATAATAAAGGGAACATATCCCTTCTCCGCTCCCTCATCAATCAGAAGATTCTGCTTGCCTTTTTGGATTTGCTTGACAAAATCAAAGGGTGACATCTTAGGCAAACTCACAGGAAATCATTAATTCGGTCAAGAGGGCCGTAATGTGAATCTCAGGGTCGGCCACAAAACTTCCCTTATACTGATAGTCAGCTAAGAGAAGTACGGCTTGAGGCACTGATTCAGGTTTCAGTACCTGATAGAGTGAATCATACATCTTGCGATAGAACGTTGGAGGATCAATATCATGCGTGGCGGTCCACTTGCGAATTGACGCGAAATCCTTGGCTTTCAGAGACTTGACAATATCCGTCAGAGCCAATTCACCCAGCTGAGACAGAATGCCCAGATCAATCTTTCCAAACTGGGCATAGCGTTGCAGTTCATTGAGCGTTCGACGGCAGTCAGGAAAGAATTTCTTGACAAATTCTGCCAAGACTTTGTCATCATAGGGAATCGATTCCTGCGTCAGAATCTCTTGCACCCGCTTGAAGAAGGCCCCAGCCATCTTGGCCTTTTCTTCTTGTCGAAGGGTGAAGTCAATCACCGCACACCGAGAATGAAGCGGTTCAATAATGCGATGCTTAAAGTTACAGGTAAAGATAAACGAACAGTTCTTTGAAAACTCTTCGATGAAATTCCGAAGTGCCGGTTGGACACTTTCGGGATTGGCATAGTCGCACTCATCAATAATGACGACCTTTCGACCACCCGCCAGAGACATCGACGAGGCATACCCTTTAATTTTTGTTCGAAAGGTATCAATCAGGCGACCCTCATCCGATCCGTTGATGACCAGATAGTCACACCCGACTTCTTTACAGAGGGCTTTGGCAATGGTCGTCTTTCCGACGCCAGGACCTCCCGCAAGAAGAAGATTGGGAATCTGCTTGGCATTGACATATTCCTGAAAGATCACTTTTAGTCGATCAGGTAAAATACAATCACTCACCGTCTGAGGACGGTATTTTTCACAATACAAATAGTCTTGCATGGTCTACTTTCCGTTATACGTCGAACCCTGTTCCGTGGACAGCCAATACTGAATCGGTTCAGTGGTATGCTTAAAGTGGGCGACACCCTTGGATGAAATAGACACCTGATACGATCCTTCGACAAAAAGGAAGTTCTCCGCACGAAAGATGAAGGAGAAGGGGGCAGAGGCCTTCTCAGAGAGGGCCAAGCAATTCTCATCGGACGCATCATTGACCACATCCTTGATGCAGAGTTCAATCATCCCGCCGGCCGACCGAACCAATATATTCGGCACGCCAAGACAGGATGACATCTTCTTAATCCAGGTATGATCTTCATCAGACAGGGTGAAGGTTACTTCAGGATTTGGCACAGAGATAACCTTATTTGGAGGTGCGGACAGAATGGCTGCGTCACAGAGGCGCATGATCGTTTTATTTCGAGCAGCTGAATCTTGTACGGTGATCGTCTTCTCACCAATCGCCAAGGTCGGCGTGGTGTACATCGACAGGACCGACAACACTTTATTCAGGGAATAGATCGGAGCGTCCGAGGGAATCGATTCAACGATGGTCGCCTCAGCCAAGAGATTCTTGGTCGGCTTGATGGTCCGTAAAACGGACCCCTTCGCAAGAATAATGTTATCGTTGATTGAGGCGAAATTCTTGAGAATGGACTGTGTTTGCGGGGACAGATTCATAGGGTTCTCCATACTATAAGGTTGGGGCACATCACACTAATAAGTATACTAGATTGAGAGAGAAACGTCAAGTGTTATTGAGAAACGACTTCATGGCAGGGTAGAGCATCATTGAACAATCTCCAATCATCGTATACCATCAAAAACGTGATAATTTCCTTGGATAACGCCTCCAACGTCCCAGAATTGTCCAGCGTATAATCGACATCACACCCCACCCAATCCCACTCAGACCGATGAATCGAGGATTGTTCCATCGCCAAGAGAGCTTGAGGATCACCAGAATTCGCGAGTTGCGCGACACTATACCAGGACGGCTCAGACCCCCGTTTCACTCGCACGACGAGCCCACCAGCTTTCTGAATGGCGGCAATTTCATTCTTAAATCGCACGTCAGTCACCACCGTTTTCTTTCCCTGTGTTCTGCGTAACAGAGAACTGACCCACAGGTCGGGGTGAAACACATCACGACCCGCTTCAGTGCCCAATTTCTGGAGTGCTTCACGGGGCGTAAATGTTCGATCAAACTGTTTAGACCAAAATACATCGGGCTGTTCACGCCAGGTTCGAGACGCATCAGTGTCTCCTTCTAGGAGAGCCCGATTCCATCCAAAAATGGACGATGCGGCATCTTTGATGGGTGCCGCAAACGAATCGTGATGATATCCATTCGTGACCAGACACTCTCCCACGGTGCCTTTGCCAGACCCAATAAATCCTACAAGCCCAATGAGATTCATATGGTCTCCTTCTTTGGAGACTTAGAGGTCATCGCCCGCTTCTTTCCTGACTTGGTCCAGGTCGAGAACACGATTGTTGGAAACCAAACAAACATCAACGTGAACACATAGACCGAGACCAGCACGGCGGCATAGAGCGTTACCATTGCGATGATGATGAATGGAAACAGAAACAGAAAGACTACCAGTCCTAGTGTGAACGAGAGAACGGTCGACAGAAGATCAAACATACATCCCCCTCATCTATTTGTTCGCACGATTCGATTTCGCGATCACCTGTTCAGCTTTCGCGACGGCATTCACCACCATGTTATAGACGATATGCTGGAGTGTCGGAATGATTTTCTGCCTGACCACCTCGATCGTGTTCGGGTATGATTTTGGGAGACGCTGGATGCGATACCCAAGATTGAGCAGGCATCCCTTGACGATCTTGAGGTCACCCAATCGAATCTTGACCTGCTGAAATGGGCCGTCTTGAATCTGAATAGTCAGGTGTGTCTGCCGCGCCGTCGAGATGACGGCATATGCTGGAGCAGCCTTGCGTAGCGTCGTTTTTCTCTGCCTCGTCATTATCTTCATCATGATCTCCGTGTTAAGTCCATAGGGATGACCGAATACTCATCAATTCAATTAATTTGTCTGTATCTTCTTGCGTCTGTGCGGCTTCAAGATCCCAGGCGCGTCGACTCTCTTGCTGATGGAGTACGGACGCTCGACGTTTTTCCCAGGCGAGTGTATCCAGTACGTCGTAGTCCTCAACCATGGCCCACGGATCTTCTCGAAAGAGTCGTGCGACCGTCCACCAGTGATAGAGACTCAGCGCGGTCTGGGCGTTTTTGGCTTGTGTGGTCGCGGCCCCAGACTCATCGACTTGGTCGCCTTCCCATCGTAAGTATTCAAGACCCTGCGCACGAGAACGAAACGTCCCGCCTAGGGCCAGACGTTTTCGCGTCCACCAAGGAAGCGCGGCCCATTTCTCTTCGTCACAGATGATATTCATCCAGGCGCTTTGAATCTCCACAAACTCGGTGAGCAGGCGGAAATTCAGCTGCAGCATTTGTTCATCAATTTCAGTATACTTCATCGGTTTCAGTATCCTTCTACGCTTCAACACGGAGATAGGTCGGCCTGTGGTGGAATCCAGGATGGTCTTTCGCGTTTCTTCCAAGAGAAAAGACGTTGCTTATCGCCAAGATAGTAATTCTTATAGGACTGAATTGCGTCGCCAGCTATTTTGTAGTGGTCGGGCATGGCTGGTGGTGGCTCAGTAAAAAGTCCGATAGGAAGATTCTTTGGAAACTGGTTCTTGAGTAATTCCATCAACCCCATACGTTCGACTTTATGAACCTTTCCATAACGATGAGTATACTCGCTGCAAAGTTTGCCAAGTAACTCTGTGAGCCACATATAATTATGTTTAGATTGTCTGACCCATATGGCAGATGGATGATTGATGTGTGTTGACTTATATAGAATATCATGTCGTTGATCAGATAAAATCCAAGATGTATATTTACGACCAGCATCAGATACACCAACCATGAGATGGCCATCCAGCACACGGTGCGCCGTCGACAGCAGTTGGGCATATTCAAGAATCATCTTGACGCAGTGTTTATCAACATGCATTTCTGCGCAGGTGCGCGGGTCGTTATCAAGATAAAAAATATTCATAAACTTCTTTCGATGAGTGTCGGAAATATAATTTTCTATTTACTATTTACTCATTCAAGTATACGCGAATTCGTCGCGAAAGTCAAGTAAAAACTGAAAGGATATTTACTCGTTATGGAAGTGGGTCTGGTGGGCTAGAAGATCTCGTATGGTCGAAGGTCCAGATGAATGCTTGATAGGTTACGGCGCAAGACCTCGCTAGGCCGTTCCCTGTGCCGTCCATTTCATGGCGGTGCGAATCATATCCGTCAATTCATACTGAGGATGGAAATGGAGAAATTGCGCGGCATTCGAGGGGTCAGCAATGAGGGCGGGTGGATCGCCGGCGCGACGAGGTTTGAATCGTGTGAGCAGATTCACCCCAGAAAGGGCCGATACCGTCTGCACGACTTCTCGATTCGAATACCCCATGCCCAATCCGATATTGAAACTGGCCGTGGGGCCGTTATTCAAAAGAAACTCCACGGCATTGACATGGGCCATGGCGACATCACTCACATGGACATAATCACGAATGCAAGTCCCATCAGGCGTCTCATAATCGTTACCAAATATTTCAACCAGGGGGTACACGCTTGCCGCCTGTGCCAGAATGCGAGGAATAAAATGGGTCTCGCACTCATGGTTCTCGCCCATCTCGCTATCTGGATCCGCACCCGCCACATTAAAATACCGAAGGCAGACTGAATCGATTCCCACCGATCGCATTTCTTTGATGATTTGTTCGGCCATCCATTTGGTCATGCCATACGGATTGACGGGGTCCTTTTCATGATACTCACAGAAGACCTGCTGAAGCGGTTCGTCATATCCTGGAACTGGTGCGCCATAGACGGCCGCCGATGACGAAAAGACGAGATGCGGTACCTGATACATCTCCATAAAGTGCAGGAGATTGATGGTGCCGCCGACATTTACATGATGATAGAGTGAGGGATATTGTGTGGATTCAGCGACATCAATCAGTCCCGCCAGGTGGAACACGGCATGAATCTGATTCGACTCCATGGGCGCAGACAAGTCAGATCGAATATCGATGGCATAGAACTGATCAACATATTTAGAGGGGTGTGGATTTCCGCGAGTGTCGACGACAATCGTATGCCAACCCCGTTGATGAAGCGCCTTGGTGACATGTGATCCAATGTATCCCAGTCCACCAGTGATCAGGGCCGTCAATTTGGCCACGGCGACTCCTCCTCATAGTGTGCGCGGCTACGATTCGCGCTCATCGCCTGCTCATCTGCTTCATGCCCGAGCAATCGTGGGAATTGCTCGGCGCGGGATCTGTATCGGTGATTGAAAAAGACGGTTCCATATGCCGAGTGTATAACGCCAACACTAGCCCATCATATACTCGTTTCGCGGCCTGTGACCATCGTGGATCAAACAGACGGCCCTCAAAGGCCGCATTAGCTGCCTTACGTTCGTCAAGAGTTAATTCGCGGGGAATCCCAGGTACTGGCATGGTGATCCTCCATTGGTGGCACCAATCGTGATAGTCATATTTATACGAATACGGGTCTAGAAGAAGCGATCAAGGGAGGGTGGTGGTCCATAGGGGTACTCTGCACTACCCTTTCGAAAGGTCCAGATGGGTTCAACATTCAGTAATCCAGCTTCTACGGTGTTTGGCCGGGCCGGTTGTTCCATGCCAATTTTACCGACATAGTACGCATCAGGAAATGAAGAAAATTCCTCGACCATATCATCACAGAGGAGGTGTCGTATGGAACCGTTCGTGTCCTTAGATTTTGACGGTTCGATAATATTGATGAGCATGAAGGCACCAGGCTGAAGAGTCGGCCAGACTGACCGAGTCACTGGGAAAAAGAACTGCTCTTTCCAAAGATCAAAGGTCGTGTATCGAGACCATGATTGATCCAATTCCTTCTCTTTCCCCTTCCCATACCGTTCAGTGCTGAAGTAGGGGGGAGACGTGAAATAAAAATCAAATGCCTTGGGATACCGATCCCACTCCACATCTTCTGAGGGTTTACGCCAAATCTGAACGGTCTTGGTTCCTCGACATTCAAAGTAATCTGGAGATTCCGTCAGCACGGCGGCACATCCCAGAAACTTTTCATAGGCCACACATTGTGCCTTATACGTTTCAAAGACTGCAGGATTAGGGTCGCATCCCACATACAGCGTGGTGCTGGGAGTGGCATAGAATCCTGCCAGACGATCGCCCCAGCCACAAGACGTATCGAGTACCCGAGTGGCTCGATGGCGTTCATAGAGGGCCTTGGCGACTAGTGGCCTAAATTGTCCTGCGGTATAGGATCCCAACCGAAACGATTGGCGAAACGCTTCAGCGTTGAGGCCCAGAGATGCCATCATCGTGGGCCGCCAGAAAATCCAATTCTGTGTTTCGAGACGCTTTGCGTTCGACCAAACGTCAAGTGCAGACCGATTATGATTCGATGCGCAGCCCAGACGATTTACTTGCTGGTAATAATTGCTGATGAGATTATGCTGATGTTTCCCTCCGATCACTCCTAGAGGGTTCATGGCATAGCGTGCACGATATGGATGACGTTCGAGGACCGTCGTTGGATCAGGGAATCGATAGACAGAGAGGGCTGAATGCAGTGTCAGGTCGAGAAAGGTGTCACGAACTTCTTGTTCGGTGTATCGAATAATAGGAAACGGAACCTGAAAACGATGAATATAGTCTGCTAATCCCCGTCGAATCTCATCCTTGGAATAACATCCCTTGAATGCGAGCCACTCCGTTTGCGTCAGTCTCGGCACTTTCCAAGAGTCGCAATGGTCGGCAAAATATTGGACAATCGATTCATGTGCGGGGCTCATCGCTATTCCGCTTCCCGTGTTCGAACCAGCCAGGGTGGCGCGTCCCTGTGCGTCCATTACAGATCGCCCGTTTCGCACGAATACACATCCGTCTGCCGTTTTAACCCTGTCGGAAACACGTGGTCGGGATTGCGGGTGAACGACCGCTCTTCGACTAACACATGGTTAGTGGGCTGGACTGTCAGCCGTCCGTTCTGTAGCTTGCAAAACGAAAACTCCTTAGCCTGTTCTGGCACCAGCGAATACTCATCGCCTTTTGGAGCCGCAGTAAACAGATACGATCCGGCATACACATGATGATTGGCCTTGACCGTGACGGACAGTTCCGCGAGGTACGGGTAGACAAGCGTGGAGTACTCGTAGCCGTAACAGTCCCACGTTTGTGCATCTTGCGGTCTCCATACCGGCTCTGGCTGCTCCGTGACCGCCAGCGCATGGAGCGGCAGGTTGCGATAGATGGCTCCACTCTCTAGCACGACGTTACACCCCCACATTCGGCTCGGTATACTCACCAGCCCAAACCACACGGCGCGAATCCAGCCGCGCGGCACCATATGCGTAAACCGAGAATCGACAAACACATACTGATGCGGAATTGCGCCAATTACATCCATGGATTTGCCGCCTCAAGCTCTCGCAGATCGTTTGCCGCATCGCTTACGCCATGCCAATCTCCAATATCCGCCTTATTGCGCAGATACGCAATCAACACGCGGTGGTGCTTTTGCGCTAATGGTTTGTTCACTTCTTCCCTCGTACATCTTTCATATCGACTCACCTCACAACTTTCCCGTATACTTCGCAATCGCCGGCATGTTGCCCGTAAAGGCATAGGTGCCAATATGCTCAGTCTTCATCCAGGGACAGAGCCAGATCTTGCCACCAATCTTGCGCCACCACTGGCAAAACATATAGTCTTCAGAGAGATACCGATTGGAGACTGGATCAATGACGGTATCAAAGTAGGCATGGATGAAACGGTCGCCACCAAAGTTGGCCTGACCGACATGGTCGGGTTTATATTGCAGTTCAGGATAGGCCTCACGAAACTTTGCGAAGACCTCTCGCTTAATCATCATAAAGCCGGTCCCAATTTCCATGACTTCCAGAGGATCACCGACCTCAAAGGACTTGGTGCCTGACACGGTATTGAAGACATATTCACCGATCACCTTTTCCAATTCCTTGGGATCAATGTCGGGGTTTCGTTGAATCGTGTCTTTGACGGCCTTCCAGTTGATCGCCTTCTTGGGATAGGGTGCCCCAATTACATCTTTATCAAGGGCCAGAAGAGTCAGGACATCTTTGGGATTATAATGAATGTCCGAGTCAATGAAGAGCAGATGCGTGCAGTCAGATCGTAGAAATTCATCGGTTAGATAATTGCGTGCCCGTGTGATGAGACTCTCATTGAACAGGAATGAGAACTTGGCGGCAATCTGATACTGCGCCAAGATCGCATGCAGGTCGAGGGCCGCTTTCATGTAGAGTCCATGACACTGTCCCCCATACATCGTGGTCGCGATCATTAGGCGATTCTTTCTCAGTTCCTCGAGCTTAATTTGTATTTCCATTTAGAAGGACCTCATGAGCACGATAACTGAATTGATTCACACTCGATGTCTTACGAAAACGGGTCGCCTGAATGATCGATGTTACAACCAATCCTGATGGACCTCAGTCAGATAAAGTGTAGGCTTCAAAGGTCTTCATGGTCTGCGCAAAGCGAAGGTTAGCGAGGGTGATCGCCGCATCGAGTGCGTTGCAGTGCTCGCTGAGTTCGAGGTTAGACTCGCGAATGGTCTTGAGGTCGTCGACCACCTGCCAGCAGGACATGAGGTCGGCTTCGAGCATGTAGCGATCGACTGGAGCCTTGTTGTGTGAGTCAACGGTCATGATCGCGACCTCGATGTATAGTGGGCATAGAGGGCAATAGGAGACTCCGTGCGTATCGCCACTCGTGCCCCACATGGCAAGAGCGTTCGGTCATTGCCAGAATAGAGCACCTCAGACGGTCCGAGAATCGATACCCCTCGACAGTATGTATTCGTTCTACCTTGCTTCACCGTTAAGACCGGATCATCGGTCCCATTCTTTTTATTGGCCCGAATGACGTGCTGGTTGACATGAATCCACGTGATCATCTTACACCTCTTCATCTTCAAATACCAACCGTCTTGTGGTTAGACACGGTCTATTCCGAGACATTCGTTTCTTTTTGGTAATGGACTTCGCGCGACCACCTTCCTCAGAGAAGTCAAAGGGTAGTTCTGGAGAAGGGGTGCGATTCTCATCAGGCAGTTTACCATTGGTTAGATCCCATGCTTCGATACACATCGGTCGTGGACGCCACCCATGTATAGTCTTTACCCAATAGTACTGGTCGCCGGGTTGCATCATATCATGATATGAGCACGGATATTTGAGGAGTTCGCTCTTCCCAAAGAGGGTGTTGGTGACAAGGTGCTCGAGAGGCTGCGTGTATCGGCGCAATCGCGCTATCTGTTTTTTTCGTTGATCGTTTAACACAAT